TGCGGTATTTGCAGTGATTTCACCTGGACCAAACTTCATTTCACCAAATTCAACAGGAGCAGAGGGGGTATAAACCTGCCCTGTGTTGTCCATGTATGAATCCATGCGAGCAGATGCAGGTGCTTGCGCCATAGTCCCTAGTGCCACACCTAATTGCTGTTGTTGAGCGGGTCTTAGCTTTAATGTCGTAAGCACATCAGCAATCGTGGCCTCAGATGCTGAAATGGGGACGGGTTTATTTGATTTATCGCTCCACGTAAGCATTGACTTCTTGTTTGTCACTGCTTCCATCTCCATTCCCGCTGAAACCATCTCCTCTGCAAAAGCTTGAAGCTCTTGTGGGGTTCTAATATTATTTGCAGCAAGAATATCGCCATCAATTCCTGATTCAGCCATTCGGCTGCCCACTAACGATGTAACTTCATTGATATTTCCGAATTGCTGGCCAATTTTGGCTGGCTGTCCTTGATTTAATGCCTGAAATACAAATTCACCAGCTCCTGTTCCTGATGATTGGTTATTGATCGGTGCATTTAAAGCGTTAGCGACACTACCATCGTTATTCTGAGCCATTAATGCGTGTTGTGGGCCATATGTTCCTAATGGGTTGCCTGTATTTGGGTTAATTGCAACACCTGCACTATTGAATCCAGCAGCAGGCATAGCTGCAGCCAATTCTGCTGGTGTCGCCCCTAGATCACGAATATTTAAGTCAGCTTGAGCACCAATTCCACCAGATGTGAACATTGATCTAGCGATATCCTGCGCTTCATTGTATGCACGCACTTCATTGCGGTATTTAGCGGCCTTAGATAGCTCTGGATCCTGCATTGCTAGTGTTGCTTGTACCGCATCTATCGCTGCTTGCCTATCATTGCCGTACATATCTCGACCCGGCTCGGCATATTGGGCTAATCGTGTTTTATAAATGTCCAAATTACTCATATCTGGCGTAGAAGTCTTCTTGCCACCTGTGGCGATCGCCATCATCCGCTCAATTGGGCTCATATTTGCTAAAGACGCCGCCTGAATATTCTTTGCTTGTTGCAATTGTATAGCTGCGGACTCTAATGCGCCTATTTGAGTGCGAAATGCACTTGGTGACGCGGTTCGAAGAGCGTCATTGTTTGCAAATCCCTCTTCTTCTGGCCGCACTTTGTCAACCATTTTGTACGGCTTTGAAAATGATCCGTCATTTCTTTTATATTTCCTAGTTCCTACGCTTTTGTCTTCAGGCACATACTCGTTTTCAGGCGGTTCACCTATATATTCGCGGAATTGGCCATCAGATCTTCCAAATGCAGCCTCTTCTTCTGTAAAGTCTTGGTATTTATCGGCTATAACCTCTGTTCCTTGTAGGGCAGCAGCAGCTTCAAGCAGTGAATTTTCGGCTTCTGTTCTAGATACCCCGCCACCACGTTTTAATACTGGTCTGCCTTTTGAGGATTTAGCCTGACGTGCATTGCCTGCCTGCATATTAGTTACAAGCTGTTCTGTCTGTTCACGTGATAAACCTAATGTTTCACCCGCAGCGTACAGTTCCGCAGAACGACGAATTTGATCACTATCTCCAATTGCCACGAGATTTTTTACATACCTATTCTTTATTGTAGTGAACTAAAATAAGCACTTTTTATCTATTCAAGTCAACTATTTAGTTACTTACGGCAGTTCAGGTAATGAGCTTATAGACACTCCATTTACGTAACCAGGAATATTGGCAAGCACAATTGATGATTCAATATCTGACCATTTCACACGTCGACTTTTACCAGTAGTGTCGTCAGTTACTAAAAACAAATCGTCTGGCGTCACTTCGCCAATTGCGATCATTTCACTTAATTTTCCCATCACCTCACTTCAAATCTTTCTTTATTTTACTTCTTCATCACATAACTACCTTGGCTACGTTGATTACTATAAACTCCATTTAAAAAGGTAGTAGAGAAGTAGATAAAAGGGGGAATATATGGAAACTACGGTAGTAAGCGTAGTTGACTCAAATATGCACCCTAAAGTCCCGTAAACATGCAGGTTTGCTTGTCAGTTTACACAGCCTAAATACCTAGTGACGTCTAAACTGCATTTTTAATCAATAATTTCTTAGCAAAAACGCTCTATAGGACCCTAAAAGTGCTACAAAATTTTTGACATATCTAATACCCTCAGACACCGTTCGGTCGGTCAAACAAAAAAAATAAACTGTAGCTTTCACGTAAGTTCAAGCGTAAGTTTCTTGTGTTCAACTGATGTTCGCTTGCGTTGCAAGCTCACGTTTCACATTTGTTTTCCACAACTGATTCGCTCATGAATGCTGACGCATTCGAGCTCATTTGTTAGCATTCGTTCACACTTACGCTTCGCGTTCGTGTTCACTCATGTGTTCGCTGATGTATCACTATTACATTTCATTTGTAACTTACGTGTTACACATCAGCTCACGTCTGTCATCGCGTTATATCACTACCATCCTACAGATGTTATGTCTCACGCTTTATGCAGACGCATATACTTATATGCTACACGAACGTGTTGTCTTCGGGTTAACAGCCAACGGCCATTTGAACCGATCGAGCTACTGCCGATCGTAATAAGAGTGATCAATATGAATTAATCCATGATTAACTTCATCTCAAAGCTCGATGCCACTCATGCCTATGCCATTGGCACAGTCATTGGATTAAGCATCAGCCTTGTACTGTTCCTCACAGTTCCTGTGTATCACTCCTACATGCTCTGGAGCTTGCACCATTTCTGGTGGATCACTGCTCTCGGCATCGTAGGTGCATACATCGTCTATCGCTTTGACTGAATTAACAGCCAACAGCCACGGGCGCTAACTCGCGCCCTTATCAAGTTTGAATATGAATAACAACATGGATCTGAACACAGTTCATCACCTGCAAGCCAAGCTGGCACACGCCGAAGAGCAGCTCATGCTTTCGGACAGCATGTCACAACAGTGTTACTGGGGTGACAAGTGTGATCAGCTTGAAGCTGCAATCTACGATGCTGTCCATGACATGCATGCGTAGCTATTACGTAGGGTCGCATACTGGCGACCTTACTTTCTTATGAACTGCAGATAACATCATGCTTGTGTTTGATTCTCAAACAATCATCCTCGCTGTCATTGGAATGATAGGTCTTATTGCAACTGCAAGTATCTTGACCTATGCATTCAAACGTAACCGCACTGGTACTGATCAGTATTGACATAAGTAGGTCGCTTACCAGCGACCGTACTTTTACATGTTCTTTTTTATATGAACATGTCCGCTATCAAGACTGCCATTCACGATTCATACATTGAGTATGAAGATGAAGGCATGGACAAGCTTCATTACGACGCATACGTCGATGAATGTGAAGCCAAGCGTCAAGCTGAGATCAACAGACGGGAAGCCGCTCTGTGGCTTTCTCAAGCTGACGTAGATATCCCATTCTGAACAACACTCAGGCCTGCTCACTCGCAGGTCTGTTTTTTGATGTTCTAATTACATCAGTCATGCAAATCGACGGTCTTTATTTCATCCCTGATGATATGACCTCAGCTCGTGACATCTACGAGTGGCTGGATGCTCACCTCACTTGTCTCCAAGACCCTGAGGATACCTCAATGTCTACTTACGACGAGGAGGAGACCACCCCTCTGCTTTAAACCTAAGGTTTGGCCGCTCACTCGCGGCCTTACTTTCTCTTGCCCTAAGGGCTACGTTACATATAGGAGTATCACTCATGCGTTTCAAGATTCCTGGTCGGAACACAAACGTTCGTCTGTTTGAGAAAGTAGAAACCACTGACCCCCAGTACCTCATCTTTGATGTAGGTGTGGAGTACGAAGATGGATCAATTGATTCCCTCGTCGTACCTGGCAGTGGTTCCTACGCAACTGCACGCCGCGTCATTAAAGACCTTAATGACAAAGCTGCAGAGAAGCAGACGGCAGAAACTGCTGTCGTTCCCTCCTAATCGATACAGGGTCGGCTAACGCCGATCCTTTTTTTCGTTTTCTTGTTCAACTGTCCATGATTCCAGAAATGCTTCGGACATATGGGGTGTAGATATGAAATTCTTAATTCCCATTCGTCCTGCGACTACAGCTGACCATGGTGCATACAATGGTCCTTGATAATCCCTTTTGCCTGAATATTTATCGGACATTCTTTATCACACGATACGACGAGGATCAGGCTCTCGATGAGGCATATTGTCAAGGCCTTCCCACACACCGCCTGCTAACGCACCTACTGTCATTCCTGCTGCAAGACTCTGGTCAAACGGGAGCTGCCCTGGCTCTTGTCCGTCTGCCGGACCACCGGTTGATTCCATGATTTGATTTGTAAGCCCTGCTAGGCCCTGTCCAGCAAGCGTTAAACCAGCTACAGGTGCTGCATACTTAGGGATCATATTTAAAGCAGGGATTGCCCCTGCCATGAATCTGCTTCCCATTGTTGATGTAGCACTTGTATCTTCCAGTGGTCCTTTAAATGAAGGTGTGCCCCCTCCAAATAATTGACCGATACCCTTGACTGCACCGAAGTTACCATCTTCAGGCATACGGTCATACATATCTGCAATCTTGTTTGAGTAAGCCTCGTCAAAGTTTGCAACTTTCTTACCAAGACTAGCCAAAAACTCTCTTGCTTGCGCCATGCGAGTAGGATTCACTGTACGCATAATCGTTTACATTACATGTATCTATTGTACTTATTAATGAAAACTAACTATGACCATAGTGTTGGCTATTTTTCTTATATTCATTGGGTATTCTTCTGAGCTTTGCCAAGAGATGTCTCAATCATTGGATATAGCTGTAATGAACGACCTCATAACAGAACAGCAGGCTGAATCATTTATGCGCAATTGTCTACGTAAAGCAGGTAAACAAGCCGGCTAATTCGCGGCTTTACTTTTTTATATTATGAACGAACACCAAATTTCACCGTTAGGCCAAATCAAGCGTCTTGACCCCCATAGGTCAAATAATCGCATTGATGTCTGTCGTCGTTATAACCCATCAAAGCGCTCACACTTCAGGGTTATTGAAGATGAGAGAGGTTGGACAGCCGATTTAGACTGATTCAGCACACTATTTACAATAGTGATTGTCATATATGACATTTCAACATCCATATTCTGCCGGGTTATCACCGGCTGAATTTTTTTATCGTTCGATAATCATTTATGATTAACAACAACACTTTCTCCAATAAAGATTCACATCCTTTATCTCGTGAGAAAGCTATTGAGCTTCTTAGAAGTATGTCCAAAGACAAGCTTCTAGATCAGCTCCATATCGACCACTTCAATAACTCAGTCAATACCAATGGCCTTCAGACTCGATAATTCTAAACACGTCTCTAAGGCGAAGTTTAAGAAGACGCATCAAGGTAACTCTGTTAACTCTCGGCCTCGTAAAGGCAAGAAGTTAATGCGAGGTCAAGGTAAATAACACGCCCGGTCGCTAATTCGCGACATTGGCTTTTCTTGTTCTTCTCAGCTATATCATGTCTGTGAATTTTGATTTTGAAATTGTTGATCGTTCTGGTGTAGCCGGTATTTCACTCATCATTGCTCGCAATGAAGATGCATTCCGCTACCTGACTGATGAAGCAGATATGACCATCATGGATGACGGTAGTGCTCCAGTTGCCACAGAATCTATCGGAGACTTCATCTCTGATGCTTCTTGGGCACATCTCTGCTGCGAATACGTCGGGTAATGTCCAGCGTCCCTAACTGGATTCATCACTCCAGTAAGCAGCAGAAGAGGAAACTCAAACCTGCTGCGCTAAGAGCTCGCAAAGCTGCATTAAAAGCTTTAAAACGTAAATTGGCCGGGTAATTCCGGCCTTATTTTTTTATGTTCTTTAAACCATATTCATGGAATTCCCAAACGGTATCTCTACTGCTGATCTTGAAAGCTTGCTATCAGATGCACCTGATGAGAATACCTGCAACTGCTCTGACCCTGATCGACTTACGCAAGATCAGATCGAAGAGATTGCTTGTGAAGTCCTTGACTCTGTCATGGACGAATTGAATTCTGAAGATTGCACATTGGTTCACAAAGTAATTTGTCTAATGGCAATCAGTCGATTCAAGGTTTGGCATGAATCCACTGCCGAAAACATGATTGAGGACGGTGTTCCCTTCAAGCCTATGAGTGGATGGCTTCTTGACGCTGGCAAGCTTCAAGCTTGTGGACAGCTTTTGCAGTCCGTCAGCGTCACTAACGATGATTTCACTTGTGCTCATGCGTAAAGTAGAAATCAGAATCAACGAGCCCCCTCTCACTCGTTTTGTGGTGTCTATCTCAACTGATGAGGAGACACCTGAGTGGCTAGAAGCCTCTGCCTTCAACACTTCTAAGGAAGTTAAAGAGTGGCTTATGGTTCTTGGGATCTTTGATCCTGAAAAGCCTGGTGACCCAATGTGGCCAGGTGATCCAATCAGACGTGAATTTGTGCCGTTTGATCGAGATTTTGATCCCTTTTTTGACGACTGAGACAATGCCGGCTAACGCCGGTTTTGTTTTTCATTGGATTTAACCACACTAATGTCAAGCATCAATCAAGAACTCGCAATTCAACTTGCTCAGAAAAATGCAAATGAGATGGAACTGCAACATGTCCGTAAATTGGTTGCAGAAAACATTTACGACAAACTGATTCAACAGTCCACTGATGAGCTTGTCAAACAAGCTACCGAAGCTGGAATTGAAATTGATCAGCAAGTAATTCTTAATACTGCTATTCAGTTGCTTCAACGCGTAGAGCACGGCATTTACCTCCAAACTGGAACACAAGGAAGATGCCCTGAGAAAGACTACTACTTCTGGAAAAATACTGTACGGCAAGTAATTAACTTATTGTCCTGATCATATGCCGGCTAACGCCGGCTTTGATCTTTTGTGTCCAACTTGAGTTTTCACTCATGTCTACTTCTGAATTACGGGCTTTCCCCCCTGTCTCCGATCCGATTGACTTTGTCAAGAAGATCGATTGGCAGGATGTCCGTAATCGCGCTCGTAAGGGCGTAAATGTAACTGGAGTAGTTATCGCCGTCATTGGCGAAAAACTCCATGACTTCGGAACTTTTCTCGGCAATGTCTGATTACATCACACGTTTCTTTGACGAGAAAGACCTGGACGACCAGGTTTACGAAGTCGCGTCTCCAAATGGCACCGTTAATTACATCTCGACTGAGGATGTGATTTGGATGCTAAAGACGTCTGAAGGCAATGCTAGACGTTCCATTCAACGAGTTCTACATGAACTTGATCTCCGTAATGGTGACGTCCATCATTTCCTAAAACACATGGCGCAAGGTATGGCAATTTCCATACCTATGTGATCCTTCGGGTCGGTTAACACCGGCCCTATTTCATTTTGGTCATTTGACCGTAAACGTAGCACGTATATACGATGTACAACCACGCACAACGCTGTCCTGAAACCGGTCGTTGGTCTCGCCAACGTAATCAGTTTCATGACAACACAGCTGAGCAGCGATATAACGCACGGCTTGGTACCGCTCGACTGGTACGCAAGATCATGCCCCGTAACGGGCACACCATCAAATTCTTGATGGATAATCGCCAAGAAGAACTCGATACCCTTCGTGCTCTTCTGACTGCTTAAACAGCCTTGGCCGCTAATTCGCGGCCTTGATTACTCGTGTTCACTCATATCAATTCATGGACAACGGCTACACTCGCTACGGCAACTTTAACACCATTACTGTTGCCGGACGCATCAGCAACATCAAAGAGATGACCAACAATCGTGATGGCTCTAGCTATCTGGTTGTTACGCTCATCACTACGTTGGATACTGACGGCCAAGACGCCACTATCACGTTCTTTGCCCCTGACACAAACTTCTACCGTAACGGCCACATGCCAAACGGTCGTGTTTGTACTGTCACTGGTCAACTCAAGTCTGCTAAAGAGACTTACGAGAAAGACGGGCAAACTGTCCTTAAGCAGCGTGTAGAGCTTGAGCTCAAAAACGCCACCATTAATGACAATGGTTGGGGTGCCAAGCCTGGCGCAAAGACCAAGACAACCGTGGAACGGCCTGTCAAAGTAACTGTGCCGTCCAGTCCTGCTGCAGCAGCTCAGTTCGCTAAGGAAGCCCCTGTGGATTCTACTCCAGAGATCACACCTACATACATTGATGGTGTAATGGCCGCTGCAGTGCAATCTGCTGACGATCAATACTGATCTACCACCCCTCGGCTAATGCCGGGGGCTTTTTTCATTTCTTACAATACGGACAGCCGTGGATAATCAAATGTATGAAGTAAACGACAGCCCAGAGTGGATTAATTGCCCTCTTGAGCCTTATCGAATTGTCAAATCAAGATTTGGTCTATATACAAGCATTGATGCTAAAGGCGTCAGAATGAATACTGCAATGACTGAAGAAGCTTGCCGTCTCTGTACTGAAGATATTCATCTACCAGTTAGACATAAATGCTATGACGGCTGGATATCTAAAGGACGTTCTAGCACTGTAGATGGGAAGCTTTAACGCTTCTTTTGCCCATTCCCATTCCCATTCATGGCTTTTTCAATAAATGCTGGTGCACCTTGCGTGTTAACAATGACTGTTTTAGTGTTGTCACTATCAATACGTGAATCATTACCAGATTCTTGACGGATTAATTTAATTAGTTTATCCACTTCTTCTGAAAGAAATGCATTAGCTGTATCAGATACACTCTCATTAGCTATCTTTTTTGATTTAGGCTGCAACGATCTTGCATAAGCTACCGTCTCCGGAGCCTCATTGTGGAAATCTTTGTAACGCATGACATCAAATGAACTTTCATCAATACCTCTAATTATTGTATTAATGTACTCAGGGATAATTTCTTTACGTGCCTCGTAGGGTAAATCTCGAATTTTATTCAAGAAAATTTTTGTCTGATTCCATCTAGGATCTGCTTCACGTACTTTTTTGGGACCAAACTCAATGCCTCTATTAATTAACTCTCTATGTATTGCTTTGTGCTCTCTTGGTGTAATAGCTGATAAATTATTTACATTATTGCCTGTAGGAACCCCCTGGTTTTCAAATTCCTGCATCATTTTATAGGCGTCATCACGGCTTAATCCGAAGGTTAATGCAGCTAATAAATCAACACCATAATTGTGATGAATTTCATCACCTGGTTGATGACCCATGATTTTTTTCTTGCGAGGAGAATTCCGCGTTTCTTTTTCAATTTGAGGATTAGCCGCAGTACGCTTCTCGTTTATTCGATGTCTATTGGGCACATATTGATACCTATTATCTACATGTAGGTATTACTTACTCTTACTTAATTGTATGATTTAGTTAAAACTAACTATCCGCACTAATGTCTAATCAAGTCCATAATTCTGACTTTTTTAAAGACATGTCGGACGACCCAATGTCTACGGTTGGTCGGCAGCCAACTGAACTCTTGACATCTACTGATTGGACCAACTATTATTATTTAGAAGCAACAAGATACCAAGCTTTTATAAACCTCATTTCAAACAAATGACCTGTAATAACTGTGATCACAACGAGCCCCCTGCATATGGAACTCGTCACTTCTATAAACACATGTTTTCTGACCATCTCGCTGATATAGGCGACGGTCCTCACAACGCTGACAACCTTCTTCTAGGTCTGTTAGATGCAGCACATGAGTGGTTTGAATATCACGAAACTGCTTCTAACCGATTCAAAGGTTTTATTGCTAAAGCACAAGAGATTACTAGGGACTAAGCCCTTTGCCGGTTAACACCGGCTGTATCTCCTGTGCTCACACCAATAGTGAGCTGTCCTATATCCATTGTTCTATGGCACTTGTACACATTTCAGTCCCAATGACTGATGTCCTTGTCCAATCCTTGAGAAGATTATCTACTCTGGAATATCACTGTCCAACAGCACTTACCATGATTGCTGATGTACTCGAACGCAGTAAAGAAGACAGTATCCTATTAGATGAGTCCGTAGAAGAACAGCGTCAGGACTCCTCCCAGAAGGTTTCAAGTGTTTTTGCTGTTTCCGCTTGAGTAATTATTGGGGTGCCAACTGGTGCCCCCTCCCTTTATATGACATGACTTATCAATCTTTACTTGATCAGTTACTCGATCTTTCTCCTGATCAACTTCAAAAACAAGTCATTGTTCATGATAATGAGATGGATACTTTTATCGAAGTCACCGCTGATCTCGGATATAGCTTTGTATTAAATCAACCCATTGTTTACCTATGACTCCTAAACTTCCTAAAAAGACTGATCCCCTCACCCCTGAGGAAATGATCGAGGCCGCTGACATCTTTATGGAGCGGTACAACATTATTAAAGAGCGAATGAATGGTCTTGCAAAGCCTGAGGACATTCTCAAGGTTATGGAAAACGTTGCTAAGCTCGGTCACAAACTTCGTGCTGATAAAGCTGAAGAGAAGCGTCTTGAGCGCTTTGGCTTTGTTAAAAATGCCGAGCTAGATGCAATCGATAAAGCACTGGACAAGATTTCAATTTGATTTTTCAGACAACTGAAGAGCAATGTCAATGGCAATCTTGGCAGTAGCTCCCATGAGCCTGCCTTCAGATTGTTTTTTAGCCATTATATGTTCACGTACAAGAAAACCTAGTAATGGATCTTGTGGAGTGAGACTGCTTTCAGGACCCCATCCCACTGGTTGTATGAAAAACAATCCAGCATGAGCCACACATTTCCATCCGATATCAACAAATCCTAATTCACGAAGAGCACACTCAAGCTTTAATGAGTGACATGCTTCTTCTAAACACATATCAATTCATAGATAGCTATATTATTAATTGTAAAAAAGTATTGATACTATACTCGTGAAAATCTTCCTTGACAGCAGTGACATTAAAACTATTGAACGTCACTATGACACTGGTTTAATCGACGGTGTTACTACTAATCCAACTCTTGTGAGGCAATCAGGCAAGGACCCAGAGTTTCTGTACTCTGAACTAGTTAACCTTGGCATTCCTGACATCAGTATGGAAGTCAGTGGTACTACTGGCGAAATGATCGATGAAGGATTGCGACTGCAAGAACTCTTCGGTGACCCTGTGACTGTTAAAGTTCCCATGACCCCTCAGGGCCTGACGGCCTGCCGCGAACTTTCTGAAGAAAACATCCGGACAAACGTCACTTTAATCTTCACTCCTGCCCAAGCAATTCTTGCAGCCAAAGCTGGTGCTACATATGTTTCACCATTTGTGGGACGAGTGGACGACCAAGGTTTTGCTGGGCTAGAAGTTGTTCGAGCTATCGTTGATCTGTACCGTAGGCACGGTGTACAGACTGACGTTCTCTCAGCATCTATTAGAAGTGTTCACCGGGCTGTCCGTTCATTCTTCAATGGCGCTGACATTGTCACAATGCCGCCCAAAGTATTTGAAGATATGTATAAGCACATGCTTACTGATAAAGGGTTAGAAATTTTTGAAAATGATTTGAAATCTATTGAATCATTGACTACTTAACCAATGAAATGTACTACAAACCTTATTCACAAGAATGGCATCGATTTAGAAATCTAAGAGAATCTCTTGAAGCTTACTTAGACGAAAAAATTGATCCACAAGACATAGTTACTGATATTTTATATATCCTTGAAGAGAGATCTAGCGTAGCTTTTGCAAGTTACGAACAAGCTGAAGAACTTAAAAACTTTTTGACTGATCAATAAGATGCTGTCTACCAAATATCGACTGAAGCTCCAGTTTATTTGTAAGAAAATTGTCCAAGGTGAAGAAGTTCAACTTGAAGACATGATTTGGGCCGAAAAGCTTGCTAAAGCAAACAGCACAGCAGCAACTTGGCTAAGACAAGCCCGCAGGAAAGCTGAGAATCCCGATATGACTGACGGCGGAATGGATGATTTTATGAATATGCTTGACCTTGGTAATAGAGAAGGACAAGGCCCTTTTACTGGCGCTGACGAGATTCTTGATTTCTTTAGGCAAGACAAACCTGATGATTGGAGGCAACGTGATTAGTGCCAAAATAGTACTAATGATATGCTTATAAACGGATGTCTCCGTTAGTTTATTCAAGGGTAATAGGCAGCTTACTTATAGTGCTGGCTTATTTTGTAGTATTACATGTAGACGTAGTCAGTGGCGCAACAGTTCATTTAATTGGAACTCTTATGTCACTCCCATTTTTTATCACTACTAAATCCTGGGACGTCGTACTGATGAGAACATTCCTGGTGTTCATAAGCATCAGCCGGTTCTTTACTTAATGGCCTATAGCTCAGTTGGTAGAGCAGCTGACTGTTAATCAGCCTGTCCCAGGTTCGAGCCCTGGTGGGCCAGTATGACTTAGTAGCTCAGATGGTTAGAGCGCTGCCCTGTCACGGCAGAGGTCGAGGGTTCGAGCCCCTTCTAGGTCGTTTAACTAGTTATAGTTAATAGAAATGCCCGCATAGCTCAGCTGGATAGAGCAGCTGTTTTGTAAACAGCAGGTCGTCCGTTCAAGTCGGACTGCGGGCTTCAATCAGTCGAATCGTTAGGAGTGTTTAACTGTAAATTATTTTCTTCACGAAGCTCTTTTACTGTTTGCCTAAGAGATGTAGCAGTTTTTTCATAAGATTCAGCTCTTAATTCTAAAATTGCAATCTCTTTTTTTGCTTCTTCTTGCTTATATTTTTTATATTCAGAATCAGGAATAACATACACATCTGATCCAAATGGGATTTCAGAATATCCTGTGATTTGGGGCTGAAGATGAAATGGAAGCCGATAGTATGACATAGTTTGTATGCTGACTATAAAAAGTCTACGCTAATAGAGCAAGCAGTGTAGTTATTATGTGAGAGTAATTACCGAAGTAATTATTAGGGGAATTAGCTCAGTTGGTAGAGCACCTGCTTTGCAAGCAGGCTGTCAGCGGTTCGAGTCCGCTATTCTCCATAGATATAATATCTATACGGGATAGATGATTTAAACTCTGGTTAGATCTGATGTTTGATAAAGACGCCATCGATCTTACATTCATTCATCCTTGGATGACACTGTCAGATGCACGGCTTCTATTTGAAGATGCTTATAACAGATTTAAAGACTACAAGAGATATCACGGTATAAAAACTGTATATACATTAATGAATATGAGTTATGGGCACTGGCAAAGAGAATCTGAAGACCTTGTTCGTGCTCGACTAGATTTAATTAAATCAAGATTGTCTGATAGCTAGATATACTAAAGAAAGTATACCTATAATGTCATGCTGGGCTTCGGTATTTTTGATGATCATAAAAACACGTCGCGAGATGATGAATACAATTCATATGAAGATGAATATCAATCAAAAATGATTGGTGGAATTTCCGGCAAACCTATTGGTAAGGGGTTTAATTTTACTATTGATGGTAAAACATTAGGTTACCGTGACCCTCGTAATCATAACGCTAGTTCCACTGCTGCAAGAAAAGCCTCTGGCGGCCTTAGCGGTGCATCGAACCATGATCATAATAAGCATTCATATAACATGACAAACAGCTTGTATAAATATGCTTATGGTGATATAGAAGCTGCTGGTAAAGCGCTTGGAATTAATAATGTAAATGAAAAAGAAGATGTTGACAAGCTGCACGAGTATTTAAGCCAACCTCGTGTTACTGAAGCAGCTACTGTTGAAGAAGTTCCCGATGAGCAATCCAAGGAAAAAAAATCTAAGCCTGAGCCCAATAAACCGTTTGTTATGAGTGATAGCATGGCTTCAAACCTTGCTTATTCAAAATCACGTCAGAAAAGACCTGACAAGGATGGTTATGGTACAAGGGTCTATGAAACATATGTTTCTAAGTACAAAAAGCCTGGCAAAAACAACCTTAATAAACTACTGGGAAGTAATAGTGAGAATTACTGGAGCGAGGCATAACTACGAACTACGTTTAACTACGTAGTTTTCTATATAACCTATTTTTAATCCCTCTCTTATCCAACTATGTTTAAAAAAGGATAATATAAGGAACGCGAACGTAGTTAACGTAGTTATTTTGTGAGATCAATTCCAGCGCAATGAGTTTCAGTGCTACGTATATTCTGTAGTTTCTTCAGGTATATCAATATTTTTTAATTCCTGCTCTAACAATGGAGAGTTGCTGAATTCGGTTTGATTATTTAAATACATCACAATTGATCTATTTATCAATTCATTTACAGTTATGTCATTATATGTAGCAAACAGCTTCACACACTTGTGCATATTATCCGATACACCGATATGCAAGCGTTTCATCATCTACTGCAGGTTCTGGACACTGTAACGGTCACCAAGTACCAAATGTGGTGAAACCACAAATACACATTTGCGGTTCTGTGAAACTGTGGGTTTCAACCTGTATAGATAGGTAACCTTGCTGATACCGTTTTTTCTGTAACTGTGGGTTTTGATATTGGTCCCTACGACAAGCAAATGGCCCAGAAAAAAATCATGATTGTTATGGATGATAAGCTCCATAAACTCATAAAATCTTTATCGTACGTCTACGATGTATCAATTAGTGAACTAATTACAGATTTAGTCACTCCTGGCATTCACAGATTTGGTCTTCGCTGCTCTTTAGCTGCAGAAATCTTTTCTGAATATAATGTTCGACTAGATAATCGTGTAAATAAATGGTGTTGGGGATTTAATTGTATTGATTGCAAACATCTTAAAAACTGTAAAGACAATCTTTATAAGGGATCTTATATATCTCAGGACAGCTCTAAATGCCTTCCTGTTATTGGTGACCAATCTGATGGTGTTCCAGAGTATGTACACCATGATTTTATATCCATTGATAATTCTTAATAAATCTTTGTATATATGCTTAATAGCAAATAAAGGGCCGCAAGAATTTTTTTCATCAAAATAAGTTCGCCGGTTAACACCGGCTTTAACCATTCGTGCTCGTCATAAACACGGCGAGTGTTGTATATATGAGATCTAATTCATGCCCGCAAATTTCACATCTGGCTGGCTCGGCAACGGAGAACGTGCATGGCACGGTCAAGGCATCGTTACGGAAGGTACGTTGCCGGCGCGAGAGGCGTTTGAAACTGCAGACGCACTTTTTACTGTCGAGAAGCGAGAGCTTCTTTACCCCGCATACGTCGAAAACGACGGCGAACTTGAATACGATACCAAACGTGCTGGCGTCTTCGGAGTTATCCGTACAGACACCCAAGCCCTCCTCGGCATCGTCACCAAGCAATACGAGTTGGTGCAGAACGAAGCCCTCTTACGCATGGCAGAGTTCATCCGTGAAGAGGTCGACATGGACGCCGTCGTCGTACTTGCGAACGGGGCCAAAGTCTGCTTTACCGCCACACTCCGTGGTGCGGAGACGGACATCGTCCCTGGTGACACAGTAAAACGTCGCATTGTCGGCTACCTAGGACACGACGGCAAGACTGGTTGTGGTGCCAAGTTCACCAATATCCGTGTTGTTTGTCAAAACACATTGACTGCAGCGCTTGGTGAATCAGGTGCTCACAGCAGCATTACTCACAAGAATGGAGCCAACAACAACTTCGATGCTCTCATCAGCAGTATCGATGTAGCACGTCAGGACTTTGTCACTGAATGCGACCTGATGCGTGAGTTCTCACGTGTGTCTATGGGTGTTGATGCCTTCAACGAGTTTGTTGATGAGGTCTACAACATTGACGACAGTCAAGTGTTCCGTAAGCGCCGTCATCTTGAAACAGCTTTCCGAGTTGGTTATGGTCAAGAATATGCACCTTTCTCTTTGTGGACTGGCGTTAACGCCATCACTCAAGTAGAAACAAGCACTCGTGGCGCTACTGCATCCAAAGGTCGCAGTCAGTTTGCACGTGGTACATTTGGTGCTGGTGCTCAAATCAGTAAGCGTGCCTTCGCTGTTGCCAGTCAACTGGTAGGTGTGTGATGGCAGTATATATCGATTTTGAGGATGCTGAAGCTATTGCTCAAAGCATAGAAGAGCATCTGCAATACGACACTGATAGTGATCATAAGTTTTGGGAAGCAATTCTCATACGATTGAAAATTGCTATTAGACATTCCTCAGATCTCTAGCAAAATGATTTAGGTTAAACAAAAGGGGCTTCGGCCCCCTCGGGGGCGTGGCGGAATTGGTAGACGCACCAGACTTAAAATCTGTTGACTAGCAATAGTCGTGGGGGTTCAAGTCCCCCTGCCCCCATAAGCTTGAGTCCTAACTCTCGCTTTATATCTGCAAACGATAACATTAAGGTAGTCGCATATTAAATATGTCACGTACACATCGCAAAGAGCCCAAAGGTAGCGCAAGTATTCGTCACCCCAAAACACTTTCAGAACGTAGACAACTTGAATGCTTAATTAACGACCTCCCTAATTACGATTACAAAATCTCAAAAACAAATCGAATGAATCGTCATATTCCTCACTCATTTGACGATTTAAAGGCTAGCTCTTATAATCAAAACCACCATCAATAAGTATTAGACTGATTGAGAATTAAAAATATAATATGGCAATTAATGTTGAAGAATATGCCGTTGCAAATTCAATTTCTACACCCACTCGCCACGGCATAAGAGACTTTACAGAAGTCTTTGAGCATATCGCTGCTAACAATAATGGTAATCCTGTTATTGAACTCAATTCTGGTAGAGCATACGGTTATTCAAAAACTTTAATCTTTGGACGGAGACATCCTCGGCAATCTCGTGTGACTTTCCAAAGCACAAATCCTGGCGGCTACGCCGCTAATGCGGCAATGATTGCTATTCCCAACGCTGATGGCGAATGGGATCATGGCATGAAAGATGTTGTACTTCCTGGTAACCCTGATTTAGGGATGCCTGCTTTTGACAAAAGCTCTAATAATGGTCGTATTCCTTTTTTACCTGATCACGCAAAAGCAGGGATTTGGACAACTAGTGGTGGAATAGTTGCGGTCAATATACATTTTGATGTTTTCGAACACGCTTTCAATGATGGTCTTGAAGATCCTTTTATTCATCTTTGGTTAGTTCACTACCATAGCGATGGCAATAGAGAAGATACTGATCCACATGTGCTGGGATGTAGTTTTGGTAAATCAGGTGGTAAACGAAATGATCCTTGGTCAACTGCTATTTACCATGAAGGCCGTGGACTTAAGGTTCGAAACAGCTTTTTCAATAACAAGCGCATCGGTGTAACTCAGTCATACCCTGACGAAATCTATGATGAGGCTAGAGATGGAACAGAAGATGGTCAACATTTTAATGCAGGTAATCGGAAGTTTGCTTTAAGAAATAATCAAGCACATGGTCTGCAAAGTACTTTGGTAGCTTTCACTGGTGATAGTGCAGTAAATAGAGGAGCGATCATTACTAATAATCAATTGGACCTTGGAGGACGATTAATTACTGCAAGAGGTAGTGGAATTACGAATGCTGTCATTTCTAATAACGTCAATGGTGCTTCAAATTATCATGCAGTCTATGACATAGATACAGATGTATTTTCTAACAATGTATTGACGAACAATACTGTTATGGGTGCGTATGACTATTTTGAATTAACAGACCAACGTAGGCCGAACAATGCTTTTAAGATTAAAGCTAAAAAAGCTAAAGGAAACATCATTTCTAATAATGCTATAGCTAATACTGAAAACCACGGAATACTTATTAAATCACCAGCAAAAGGCACTTCCATTATTGGAAATACTTCTACTGGTGGATCTCCATTCCTTAAAGCTCATAAAAAAGCTACTGGCATGGTTGCAAATAATGCAACTGATGGAGATCTATTGATTAACGGAGGTCGTATGACCACTGCAAATAATTTTGTCTATAGTGACGATCAGGACTCCGTAAATATAATCTCAGCTCAAGATCTTTCTATTGATCAATATGATAAAGCTATTAACTCAATCAATGTAGTAGCGAATTTTGCTCGTAATGGTAAACGTATGATTATTAGCCATCAGCCTAAGGGGCTACATCTTCAAAAATATCGGGAGATGAATGATGGCATATCAGCAATTCGTTCTGGCAAATATATTGAAGACGATATATATCGATTTGAGACCATTACTGGCATAGATTTAAATAATGATACTTTAATTGGCGCATGGTATTAAGTATTAATTCTCATTTAGTATATTTTGTTTGCATTTTCACATAAAGATATGTAAACTAAGTGTGTAGGCTAACTGCCGAGTACATAACTCAAAAAATAACTCGCATTTATTTAAATGACTACAATCTCTCAACCTAAATCCCAATTATTGGGTGATAGTTGGAGCGAGTTTTGTCAGTGGGTCACAAGTGTCAATAACCGACTTTATGTCGGTTGGTTTGGAACATTAATGATCCCCTGCCTGCTCGCCGCAACTATTTGCTTCATTATTGCATTCGTAGCAGCACCACCAGTAGATATCGATGGCATTAGAGAACCAGTCGCAGGATCCCTCCTGTACGGAAACAACATCATCTCAGGAGCCGTTGTCCCCAGCAGCAACGCCATCGGACTGCACTTCTATCCCATCTGGGAAGCAGTCAGCCTTGATGAATGGCTCTACAACGGTGGACCATATCAACTTGTCGTCTTTCACTTCCTTATCGGTGTCTTCGCTTATATGGGACGCGAATGGGAACTTAGTTATCGACTCGGAATGAGGCCCTGGATCTGTGTTGCTTACTCCGCTCCCGTCGCTGCCGCCTCGGCTGTCTTCCTTGTGTACCCGTTTGGCCAAGGCTCGTTCTCGGATGGTATGCCATTGGGCATCTCTGGCACGTTTAACTATATGTTGGTGTTCCAAGCTGAGCACAATATTCTTATGCACCCTTTCCACATGCTTGGAGTTGCTGGTGTATTTGGTGGAGCTCTTTTTAGTGCTATGCACGGTTCTCTTGTCACGAGTTCCCTTGTTAGAGAAACAACAGAAAAAGAAAGCCTAAACAACGGTTATAAGTTTGGACAAGAAGAAGAGACTTATAATATTGTTGCAGCCCATGGTTATTTTGGGCGCTTGATATTTCAATATGCCTCCTTTAATAACTCTAGGTCCCTTCACTTTTTCTTGGCTGCTTGGCCTGTGGTTGGTATTTGGTTTACTAGCCTTGGCGTTAGCACTATGGCTTTCAACCTTAACGGATTTAACTTTAATCAATCCATTGTCGATTCTCAGTCTCGTGTCATTAATACTTGGGCCGATATTCTCAATCGTCAGGGATTAGGTATGGAAGTGATGCATGAGCGTAACGCTCACAACTTCCCCCTCGACCTGGCCGCTGCTTCTACAACTGAAGTGGCACTTGTTGCCCCATCTGTTGGATGATCTAATTGCATCTTCGACTTGAGCGCCCTGGCAGCAATGCTGGGGCTTTCTTGTAATTGTTATTCTTGAAATACAGATATATAATTTACCCATGCGTATTCTTGGAATCGCCGCATTAGCATTAGTAGTGTCTTCTTGTATGCCCAAGATTACTGACATTATTGAATCTCAACTGCCAGACGTAGAAGACATTAAAACAGAAATTCCCTCTGATATAAAAAAATCCCTACCGTCTTTTAAATAAATGTCTGATTTAACTACTTCAGAACAGCTTCTGCTAAAAAAGATTCTTGTATTTTATATGCACCATCATATGTCATTGAAGAATCCTCAATACAATGATGTGAATCGCATTTTAGATAAAATTAGAGTAAAGGATTCAGAGTCACCAGTCGATGCTTGAGGCTAGCGTTACTTTAGCCATTGCCGCTATAGCTGGCTTGGCAACCATTACATCAAGGCTTCATGGGAGGATCCATGAAGTAGATCGTCGTTTAGATCAAGTTGAGCTCAGAGTAGCTGAACGTTATGTATCAAAAAAAGATCTAAATGAAATGCTTTCTCGAATGGAAGATCATATGGTTCGAATTGAAGAAAAACTTGATCGTATTACTTTAAGAAATCACGTTTAAACCTAAGTCTTGTTATATTTGTTAATATATCTCAACATATAAAATGACTGTAATTACAGAAGACGGTGGACGGACAAATATTTACGCCAAGGAACCACCAGTTCAAGTTATGGAAGTCTCCGTAACTCACAATGAAAAAGCTGAAATGTTGAATGGACGACTCGCCATGCTTGGCATTATTGCTGCGTTTGGCTCGTATGCAGTTACTGGTCAAATTATTCCTGGTATTTGGTGATGGAGCATTCTATAACTGAGCTTCTCCTGGGATATCTATTTGCAGGAGCGCTCCTTCTAGGAGCACCTGGTGTGTTCTTTTTTATTGTCTTCATGCCTGCCTTGCAAAACACAAAAGGCAGGCTTGTGGGCTATAAAGATCACAAGATTTATGGAGATTCTTCCATTTATAACTTAAGTAGAAATACATAATAAAAAACCACCTATGCCGGCTACCACCGGCTATATTTATGTGGTGCCCGGCGATTGGGCCTGCTATATATCCCATGGATAAATGAACATATCAAGAGAAGAGCTTACAGAGCTGACAGAAATTATTGAAGACACTGTTCAATATTTCTGCGATAAACACCAAGCCTCTGGCCAGCTTGCCTGGACTTGCGTTCAGGGCCTTGCCACTGCAAAAATTGCAGAACTCAATGGAGAGCTTGCTACCATCATTAGTTGACAATGACATTAGATACTGATAAAGTAAGGATGCACTGGACAAACCTTGCGCAATATCTTAGATATCAACTTCCAAATTTAATAGACGACGAAATCAAATATTGGGTCTACGAGACCTCCGCTTCGGGCAATTGCCCCGATCAAGACGAAGACGCACTATATGAAATTCTCTCAGATATGGCTGAGTGGAAGATCCTTGTGTCTTACGACGTCAATCCTACATATGGTGATAATCCAGATCATCTGTGTGATATTTAAAACTCTTGGCCGAGCTACCGCCGGCCATATCCACTGTGCCTTAAGGCAATATCAACTCTCAATCAACTATGACTATTATTTCAACTTCATCTAACGCTCTTCTTTCTGAACTTTCTGGCGGTGTTGCACCCCAGGTTGATTACATGTTTGGCATTGGTCTAGTCAAGGAAAGCGATGCTGTTTATTTCCAGTACTTGGGTGATGACAGTAAAGAAGCTTTTGTTTACCAAAATGGTAAGCCTGTCACTCGTTTTCCAAATGTACGCATCACAGGCCTGAGCATTGGTGAAGACATTGGTGAATTCAATCAAACTAAACTCAATGTATTCATTGAGACGCAACAAGGTAGTTCTATCATGCTCACCTCTGGCCTGACCACACTTTGGTCAAAATGCATTATTACTGGCCTGATGGGCTTGTTTGTGCAAGATTCCCTTGACTCCATCATCAACATTGATACTTGGAAAGGTACTTCTAAACTCAAGCCTTGTTTTGCTGCTATTCGTAACAACGGTATCAAGGTTGTTAATGAAGAAATCAAAGAGCAACTCAATGAAGCAGACAAAGCTGAAAAAGAACAGATCATCCGTGATTGTGTAGCGCTCATCTCTGAAGCTGTTACAGGCCTCCCTGTTGTCGCTACTGCTGTAGAAGATGCTCCCGTCACCAACAGCCAGCTTGCTGCAGCTGCAGGGGATTTCTGATGGCCACTCATGGCCAACCTGCACGTAAACTTACTGTTGATATCAATCAGTATTTGATTGATAGTTTTCCTACACTCAACCTTCGTTCCCGTAATGCTATCGGGGCGTTGGTTGAGAAAGCAAACATTAACTTAAGTTCTGTGCATAAACAGATTGACAAAATTGCCAAAGATTATGTCTCATCCATTGATCAAGGAACTGACAATGCTGAGGAGGATGCGGCTTGATGTTGCATGGCTCCAAAATCTAGTAGACATTGAAGACGAACACACAATTGGGTCTCTCAAAGCTCTGCTTGAGCGGCTCAAAAAACCAGACATTTTAGAACAGGTAATGAGCGATGGATATCAACATTCAAGATTACGATTTACAAGAAGCAATTAATCTTTGCTACGCAGCTAATCAGCAAGATGCGCCTCAAACTTGTGAGTTCTATTTAAATCAAGTTCTTAATATCCTTTATGGATATTTGCCACCAGATGGACGAGAGAAGCTTGATGTGTATCTAGCTGAAAAGCAATACATTCCACCAGTCACCATTGAACTTGCTAAATGACACCTGAACAACGGGACAAACTTCAAGATGCCTATTGCCAACAGATTGTTGACGATATGGATCTAAAAACATTGTGTGCTTTTGTTTATGACAGCATCGACTGCACTCTCGATGATTATACAAACGAAGAGTTTATTACTGAAGTTAAACAGTATTACCCTCACCTTCTTGAAGAATGAAAAAGCCACCTCAGCCGATGAAAGCCGTGGTCATTTCTGAACCACGAATTTGCGACATCAACGACATGGAAGCTTTCGCTTACGAAGCTGAAATGGAATATGTACGTAAAGATCCAGAGGTAAAGTACATCCTGTGCACTCCTTTGGACGACGTACAAATTGGTGATCGAGTTGATTTAGTTTATAACTTAGCCAAACGTGCGTATCAACACAAATACGCATGCAAATCAAATGAATACAACACTCATGGGGGTTTTTATTACACTAATGGTAGACCTGCGTAATAATATATAAATGGTCAACAAAGAATACAAAGCCATCTATTTGGATGGTGATGGTAAGGAATTTACAGTTTTTGTGGCATCAACCACAACTCGCAATGCAATCGACACTGTACTTGAGCATTATAAAAATGCATACCGTGTGATCAAGTGTTGCCCATATACCACTGCATAAATAGATGATGAAATTGTATCAGCTATATGTCTTTACTCAGGACTCCTGCCCACCATGTACACGTCTTAAAGACTACATCAATACTCTTTCGGAGACTGAGAAAGCAGAGCTCAAAATGGTCCCTTTTAAGGCACCCAGTGGCTCTCTTACGGCGCTTGCGGAGGACTTTGAGGTGGCGTCTACGCCAACATTAGTTGTCTGCCACGAAGACCTCGTTTGCGCCATCGACGATGATGGAGATGAATGGTGTGACGGTAAGGAATCCATTGTCGAAAAAATTGTAGGAGCTACCAAGATTATTGAGGCTCTTCCATCAACTTTAGATGCATATACATATGCTCATCCCGCAGAATAGAAAAAATATCCATGGCTCTTTCAAAATCAGTTACAGACTCACTAGAAGCAGCAGAAGGACAAATTAGAAATGCATTAGCTTTTGCTGCGCGACAGGAGCGACCTGTTACATGTGCAGCTATTGCTGACTTGCTTCAACGATTAGAAGCTGTGTCATCTGTAGATGACATGATTGACAAAATAGAAAATCATCTTCCTGACTTCGAACTTTGAATACTCATATAAATAGCAAAAGATCTCTTAAAGAAATGTCAAATAATAAAGCAAACGTTGTTGAAGCGCAGGGAGTTATTTATAAGGAAAGCGGTAATGGCTATTTCAATGTTGAATTGAATGAACCTGAAGGGCACCAATGCCTCTGCCGTGCTTCAGGTAAGTTGATCACTAGAAAAATCCAACTTCTTGTTGGAGATAATGTCACTGTTGAATTATCTCCTTTTGACCTTTCCCGAGGTCGCATTACCTTTCGGGATAAATGATTCAACCTATAATTAGACTGTTTTACAACAACAAATATATTCATGGATCCAAGCGAACAAGCTATTGAATTTAGAAAGGCTTTTAATGTAATAAACTCAAGTCATAAAGGTGACTTCCAATTCACATTGATTGAAGAAGAGTTTCGCGAATTTACCGAAGCTCATCTTAAACTGGGAACGTATGAAGGATCAGAGCCTGATGCTCTTAAAGAGCTAGCGGATCTGGTGTATGTAATATTTCAATACTCTGAAAATCTTGAATGGGATTTACTAGAAGCGCTTAGACGTGTTCATAAAAGTAACATGTCAAAACTAGACGATGAAGGTAAACCTATCTATCGCGAAGACGGAAAAGTACTGAAAGGGCCTAATTACAAACCGCCATTTCTCGACGATCTTTTTAGCAACGGTCCTTTTTCATCACAATTTGGATTTCACTGATATGAATAACTCAAAAATTGCCCGCACTGGGCGTGTTCAAAACTGGATGGATAATCCCGAGAGCCGACTCCCTGTTAGCTGTACGGTTTTTGTTGTAGACGACTCAATGGAGGGACCTAATGGAATCGAAGCAAGCTGGAAATTTGTGTCGCACGCTCTACGATATGGAGCTGGAGTTGCTGTACATCTTTCAAACATCCGACCTAGAGGAAGTGAGAATGGCCGTGGGCTCGTTGCGAGCGGCCCGTGTTCGTTTGCAAAATTCTATAACGTCCAAAATTCCGAACTCCGAAGGGGCGGTTATTACAAAAACGGAGCAGTCGTCCTCCATTTAGACCTTGATCATCCTGATATTATTGAGTTTTGCAATCTTCCAAGGCAACAATACGACTGGGTAAAGCGGTGCGTAAACCTTGACAAGGAAATGTGGATGCATTCTTCTCAAGATGTAAAACAAGAAATTATTGATGGTATTGCACGTGGTGATCTTTGGCTTGCGAAAATTCGCCATGATCAGCAAGGTCAACGAATTTATGCCAACGTTTGCCTTGAAGTGTTCCTCCGTAGTCGTGGTACCTGTTTGTTAGAGCACATTAATCTTGGAGCTTGTTCCCCAGAAGAAATTTCTGATGCCTTTAAAGAAGGAATGACAGAGCTCATTAATCTGCACTCTCAAACAGGTGTAGAAAATACTGGAGAGTATCTTTCACAAGAAGAAGATCGACAAGTGGGCTTAGGAATGCTAGGCCTTGCTAATCTGCTAGCTCTTGAAGGTGTTCTTTATTCTGAGTTTGCTGATGCTATTGAATATCATCTTGGTTATTCTCACCAATCAACGGTGACTCCTAAAGCACTTAATATTGTAAGAGCACTACGACAAGGCATTGAAGATGCTGCAGACATAGCTAAAGCCGCCAACATGGATCGTGCTTTTGCTATCGCTCCAACAGCTTCATGTTCTTATAGATATACAGATCGAGCAGGCTATACCACCGCCCCCGAGTTGGCTCCACCAATTGGGCGCGTTACGGATAGGGACAGCTCAACCTTCGGTGTCGAGCAAGTTAATTACGGAAACGTAGAAACGGCTGAAGAAGTTGGCTGGCGTGATTACACACGTGTAGTTGATGGAATCATGTATATGCTTAATCAAACAGGTCTAGCTCATGGTTATAGCTTCAATTCATGGAGCGACGTATGTATTTATGACGAGCTGTTCATTAAGCAGTGGTTAGATTCTCCGCAAACAAGTCTTTACTACAGTCTTCAAGTTATGCAGAATACGCAAGCTAAAGACGATGCTATGGCTGCCCTGGATGAAACATACGATTTCACCTTTAGCGATCTTGACCCCGACGATAACGATACACCCATTACCTTGGACAATTTTTGTTCAACTTGCGCTGAATAATCTTTTATTGAAATGACCTACAAAGTATCTAAGCAAGAACTTGCTGTACTCGGCAGCCCTGAAGAACAGGTCCGTGCTGGGATTACTAGCCCACGATCAGCCTATGAAAAACTGATCGCTCGTAAACGTACATGGACCCCTGTTGCCGTATCTGCTGGCAAGTTACTTGAGGGTGGTGAAGACGTTGTTCTTCGTGGTCTGGCTTTGCGTTGTCTAGAAATCCCTGTAGGCGACTTTATTACTGAAGCAATGAAAGGAGACTTGCCCGAAGAAATCGGATGCATGGAGCTCCTTAAGTCCAACGTACAAGACGAGGAAAAGCATGATATCGCATTGGATTTTGCTGCCCAAGCTCATGGGATACCCTCCCGTTATGAAGCTGAAGCTGAGAGAATTAAAAAGGCTTGGCTTGAGCTTGATCGACACCCTGTCCTCAAAGCTGTGGTCCTTGAAAGATCCGTGTTCTTCGTGCTCTTGCCAATATTCCGCTATCTCGGAGACACAGGACTTAGAACTACTTCAGCCGATATCAGCCGAGACGAGCAGACCCACGTATGCGCGAACACACTCGTTTGCCAATCACTCGGTCTCGGATCGGATAAACGACTGAACAACCTTCGCAAAGCTACTGTTGACTGGTTTTTACAATCATTAGATGCTGAAAACGAAAATAAGTATCTATCTGCCAACTTCTGGATGAATCAATCAAACAGTCTTTATGAGCGAGGAAAAGCGGCTGGACTTACCGATACAAGAGCAAGCCGCATGCCTGCTTTCTTCGAGACAAATAATATTAACCTCCCACAATACGCTTAATGGTAAAAACTTTTATTATCTTCTTGCTTGCTCTTGCTTGTTTTATCGAAGGCTATCATATTTACTGGCATGAGCACTGCCCTAAATGCGAGATTTGTGATTATTAATTATGCATAATGCACAACTAATATGGGTTACTCCAGACGCGGAGTCACTCATAGGTAAGATTGCCAGAGTATCTAATCCCAAGAATGAAGATAACCCCGAAGTTGAAAAACTTTTAAGGTATCTCATTAAGCACAAACATTGGAGTCCCTTTGAAATGGTTTCTATGTGCTGTGAAATACACACAACACGTGCCATTTCTCCTCAAATCTTACGACACCGTTCCTTCTCATTTCAGGAATTTAGTCAGAGATACGCCATTCCTACAGATACTTTTGCGACAGTAAACCCTGACTTACGAAGACAAGATGCCAGTAATCGGCAAAACTCTATAGACGATCTTGAATCAGAAAGAACTGAATACTACCAAAAAAGAATTGATGATCACTTCCGTGAAGCAGTCAATCTTTACGAATCACTCCTCCACTCAGGAGTTGCAAAGGAATGTGCACGATCAGTACTACCAATCAATACTGTTACTCGTCTGTATATGTCTGGGACTTTGCGTAGTTGGCTCCATTACTGTGACTTACGTTGCGGTAACGGCACTCAAGCTGAGCATCGTCTAATTGCTGAATCTATTAAAGAAATTATAACTACCAATTTTCCCACTGTAGCCCACGCTATGTGGGACATCTGATTAAACTTAAGACTGAAAAGATATTCAGTCAATATGAATTTTATAGCTGCAACTGTTGAACTCACCGGATCTGCTACCGATACAGTCGATGCTTATGGGCTGTCTTATATCAGCGCTAGTGCTGTTGTGCCCTCTAGTAGTTCTAATGGAGAGGTCCGACTCCGGCTGCTCTGCTTTAACAGAGAAGGACCAAAACTCACAGCTTTCACGAGTTGGGTACCTGGTACACGTGCTTTAATTACTGGTAATCTTGTTTTTTCAGATGATACTAGTCAACCGCTAGATCTCATTGTCTCAACACTTGAAACCAGCATTCCTAGTGATATGTACTGCAATCAGGTTGTTTTGGGTAATGCATTTTTCGGAAGTAGTGAAATCAAAGAGAGAAAAAATGGACAGATTGCAACCAAAATTGGATCAACACTTGATAACTCGGACATCACAACTTGGCTATTCCTTGAGGCACATGAAAGCCGCAAAGCCAAATTACAAGATCGAATCCGCAAAGGACGTCCCATCTGCGTTCAAGGTTACTTGCGCGAATATCGTAAAGACGATAGTGATTCTCCCTACCGTGCCATTGTTGCGAGTGATTTTTCTACTCGTAAGGATCGCCCAAGAAGCGGACAGAATCCAGCGACGAGTAATTCAGCAGCGGGCTACGCAGAAGTTGACCCAACTCCGGATTATTGAAAGAGCTTGGCATAACCATTTAAATCGCCCTGGATGGGATGCCCCAATCTATGATGTAGAACCTCACACATAATTGCTCTAGTTCTTATAGTTGGAGTGTCTAGTAAATATATAAATGACACTCCAAGTATTACCTCCAGAACTAACAAAAAAACAAGACAAAATTGAAACAAAAGAACCCCAACCTTATTGGAAACCAAGCTCTCTAAGTGATGGTGAATCAGAAGAGTTCAGGCTCCTTGGCTGCTACGAAACAGGTCACGCTATCGTCGGATGGCAATATGCCTCTGAAAAAGCTGACCAAAAGACAGGGGAGTTGCGTTTCAACGGATATGTTGTTACTCGTAGCTATCCTGATAATCCCTCTGATCTTGCTCGTGAAACTGATTGGAGCAAACCCGATCGTCCCAAAATTGATGGCTCCTACGTCAAACCACGTAGGTTTTTAGCTTGGGTTGCTACCTCAGCAGCACGAGGACGACTTGAAGTTCTATTTATTGAACAGAAGTCACTTCGAGATCAGTTAACTGAAATCTTGATGGAAATCGAAGATTACACATGGACGGAGGAAGGTCTTGCAAACTTCTCGATTAAAATCAGCCGTAAGGGTACTGGCTTGGAAACTACATATAGTATTCTCCCAAAGGTACGTCCTGTTCCGGAGAAGATTAAAAAACAGTGGACTAAAGAGAAAGAATCAATTTGGCTTCCTAACTTCTTTGAAGGTAAAGATCCTTTTGACGGCAAACAAACTGACCTTAAAGGTTTACCGGCTGGCGGCACCGACAAAAGTGGCTCGACAGTTTTACCCACCAAACCCCAGACAGTAAAGGCTGATTTAAACGACGAATTTTAAATATTATTATGACTAACTCACTACAAAATTTACCGCCTGAACTACAAGCTCGTCTTGCTGCAGTAATGGCTGGAAAGCAACAAGCAGATCCTGGTCTACAGGCTGCTGCTCAAGCTGCTGCTCAAATGCAAACGAGCGATCTACCAGCCGCTCAAGTACAGCCACCTCTTCAGATGCAACAGGGTGCCCCTGCTGTACCAGTACAAGCGCCTCAGACTGCTCCAAAACCTACATTGGTTGATATTCTCACTTTGTTGCGCCAAGAAATCGGTGCTCTACGTAATGAAGTTTCTGAAGTAAGGCAACAAGTCATTGCATCATCTCAGGTCAATGAAGCTGTAGGTCATGCAGTAGGAAGGATGTATCAGATGTTTCAACCAACCGAACAGGCAGCTGCAGCTCCAACGTATAGCCAGAACTTTCAAAGCCAAGCGGTAGACGAAGACAGTGACTACTGAGAAGCCGTATAGAATTCAAACTCCTAGCGGCTATCGTAAATATCTGTGTTCCGGGATGTATCTCCCGTCAGTGACGACAGTTTTGTCGGCCACTGAATCCGAAAAATCAAAGGCTGGTTTACGTACTTGGCAACTGAATAACCCTGGCGCTCTTGAAGCTGCTAGTACTCGTGGTTCAGCAATACACAAATGTTGTGAAGACCACATTCGAGGAATTCCTGTGGATTGCGCGGATGAATATCAAGGCTTTTGGAATGGAATGTCCCAATACCTTGATTGGTTTGATATAATTCACTGGTCAGAGCGGCCTCTTCGTCAGGATTGGTATCACTTGCGCTCTGATGACAAAGAGGTATCTTTTGTTTGGAGTACTGAACACAGATATGCTGGCTGCCCAGATCTAATAGGCGAAATAGGAGGTGTAAAAGTCATTGCTGATTTTAAAACCAGTAATAGTCCATATATGAATACGTTTCCTGATAAAGGTGATCGTATGGGTTTTGGTGGCTTCCGTAAATACCAAAAATGCGCTCAACAAATGGCTGCTTATAGGTATGCACTAAATGAACGCACTGGTTTTTTATGTGATGTTGCCTTAGTTATTGTTTCTACTGATGAAACTACCCAAGGTATCTTTATTGACGGCGATCAGCTTAAATTACATGAATCTCGTTTCTTGAAGCGAGCTCAACAGTTCCACGAAAAAGAAGACAATAATGAAACTTCAGATTGCAGTCAACAAGAACTGCAAGAACAAAACTAATCCACATAAGGTTGCAGTAGGTTGGCTAAACATCAACGAAGATATCCAGTGGTTAGAAGGATGGGTTCGTGCTGGCTTTGGTTGGTGCGCAACTCATTTTGCTAATAGATATCGAAAAGGCGAGAATGCTAGAGGAAGCAATCTAATTGTTGTTGATATTGATGGAGACGTCTCTTTGGATCAGTTCTGGGAGACTGATACAGCAAAAAACTGGTGTAAATGTACATATACATCAGCTAGTCATACAGAAGATGAGCACCGTTTTCGCGCCCTTTTTCCTCTCGAAATCTCATTAGACAATACTTCGCAGCACAAAGGAGCTTATTGGCTAGTTGTCGATCGCCTAATAGCTGAGTTAGGGCTTGATGCTCTTAAAGATAACTGTGGCCAAAAGCCTGAAAGACTGTGGTACGGCAATACTGCTGCTGAGTTTAGATGGAACATTCCTCAGATTGAACGTCCTATAGAAGTACCAGCATTCTTGCTTGAGGATATTAGTTATCAAGAGCCAGTTAGCTTTGCTCATTCTGATGTCACGTCACTTGACGTAGAGCGCTGCTCGTGGCTTTTACGTGAGTTCTTGAGACCATCAGACGATAACGAATATGAGTCTTATTACGTACCTGTCATGGCCGCCTGCGCTGGCATTGGCACAGAAATATTTGATGCTTGGGTAGCGTGGGTATTACGTGGCCATCATGGCCAAAAAGAAGACAATATCAGACCTTACAAATGGAAAGGTCTCGGTAATTACGCTGGCCATACTACACTGTATTCGCTTGCAAAAAAGCAAGATTCGAACTGGACAAGTTATCTACCTTCACATCTATCTTTTCAATCATTTTGCTCTGCTGTTGGATATGAAGGAGATGAGCCGTTACCAGATTTAGACTCTTTGATTACTGAGCTGCCAAAAATGAATCAAAATAATTTACCAGATCCAGAACCACTTCCCGATACAGCCGTTACTCCAAAAAAACGTGGTCGCCCTAAAAAAGGTAACGATGATCTAGCTAAAGAGCGGCAAGAAGATAGACGTAAATTAAAAGAGGTTTTTCCATTTATACGTAAGAACCTCCTTACCAGTCAAATACATGTCACTGATTGCTTTGGTACTTCGTCAACTCTTGAAGGAAATGACATTGACATTATGACCACGAAGCTTGCCATTGAACATGGTCGATTTATTCCTGAACAAAGGATGAAAGTCGCTGTTCAGTATGAAGCATCCATCAACCAATTCTGCCCTATTAATGAGTATCTTGATAGCTGTGTAAAAGGTGCACTGCCTCATCCTGATTGGGATCGTTTAGGAGAAGTGTTTCTAGGCAATCCGCATAGGCTTGCAACACTTGCCATGCAACGAATGATGATCGGTGCAGTGGCTCGTGCGAGGAACCCAGGCTGCTCCATGTCCTGGTTACCTATTTTGGTAGGAGCACAAGGAGTAGGGAAATCACAATTTAGCCGGAGCCTTGTACCTGACAAATTGTTTGCTGAAATAACAACTCCTATTGAGACGTTGATCAAAGAACAATATCGCTTGCATGTTGCCTGGATTCTGGAGCTTCCAGAAATTGATCATTTTTTCAATCCAAAAAATATTGAAAATTTCAAAAACCTGATAACTACTAGATGTGATGAAACACGTAGGCCTTACGCAAGTCATCCAGAACGGCTTCAACGTCGGTTCGTAACTATTGGAACAACCAATAGAAATCAGTTTCTTGTCGATAGTACAGGTAACAGGAGATTTGTACCGCTTGAAATCGGCACAGGTTTTTTAATTCCTTGGCAGCGTATTGTTAATGAAAGAGACCATTTATGGTTTTCTGCAATACAAGCCTATGAGCGTGGTGATGCTTATGAATATACCAGTGGTGAAATTGCTGATATATCAGAATACATTCAGGAGTTTGGTGATCCAGATCCCTGGATGGAAAAGATTGTTTCCTATGTCAACTTGAGAACTGATGTAACCCCATCACAGGTATTAACTCAAGCCCTCGATTTAGATCCGCGTCAACAAAGTCGACGTGAATCACGACGAGTAGCTGATGTACTTCAATCAATGGGCTGGCGTCGCCAAGTGACGTCTCGAAAAGATCCAGTAACTGGTCGCCAGAAATCAATACGCTTGTGGATTCGACCAGCAAACGATCCTTTGCCTGAAGATCACATTTTACAAGACTTTTAATTACACTTTAAAAAGATCAGAAGATATCATGCTTACAAAAGATATTAAAATAGGACTGCGAGTAAAAGTAGCATCAAATGGTCTCAATGCAATTGTTGTTGGGACTCCAGAATACTATACCCCTAAAGCAAAATTAGTACGTATTAAATACGAAAATAGTACTCGCTACGAATATATGATTTCAAAACAACTTTCTGCTCTATCTCTCGAAGATCAATATCCTGCCCTTGGCGGAAGTTTTGCCAAGCCAGAGGGGCATTTCTAATGGGTGAAGCTAAGCCTAAACATAAAGGTGGACATGCTTACGGCAGACGACATGCACAGATGTCCAATACGTCTGTAGAGGGCGAGCTTTGCATTTACGCGGGTCACGGACTGGGGCGCTTTTCTAATCGCTCTATGCGATACGACAGCCATCAAGCATGTACGCGTTGCGTTGCTGCTGCACGTGAGGGTAGAATTTCATTTGATATTGAATCACTGCTTAAAAAACACCGCAATCGCGCTCTCAAATTCTGGAGCCAAGTTGACATTGGTAATCCAGATGAATGTTGGAATTGGAACGGCTGTATTAATAAAAGAACTAAACAGCCACAATTCTCTTGGCGCAGACCAGAAATTAGTACATCCACACAGCATCATCCTCAAAGAGTTGCTATGTGGTTTACTTGGGGAGATTTAGGTTACACAGGAGTAAAAACAACTTGTGGCAATAAATACTGCTGTAATCCTTTTCATTTAATACCACAGAACGTTGGTGTATTTGTTGATGATGAAAGTTATATTGAAAGCTTTGAACTTGCTTGCCAAGTCCATACTCTCAAACAGCAAGTTCAAGAATACATGGTTGAGCAGGCTTTCATTGAAGAGGAGAAGCAAGCAAAACTAGATCAAAGCGATCTGATTAGTGATCACAATGATTTATTTTTAAATAAAGATTCTAGTTTTGAAAAACGAGTTCAAGCTGTCATGTCCGACATTATGGAAGGTAGGCACATCACTCAAATTGAACCACATCATCCGGGCTTATACAGCAAACCAGATGATGATCAATTCAACCCCACGGACGACTATTAATTTCTCTATCCTTATTAAAGAGTCATAATATTATGTCACGTCGTACCGACCTTTTAAATCAACTTGTTAGTTCAGATAAATTTGGACAAGAGAAAGAGCAAGAGCAGAAATTCCTTCTCGCTACTGCTGAATTAATCTTGTCTGATTTAATTAACATTGCATTGAATGGCATCGAATCGCGTGGCGCAGGTACTCTAGTCATTAATTTAATCAATGACTCGACTGTCTTTATGTCAGGAGCTGATATTGAATCTGATTTAATTGTTGCTGAAATGGAAGGTGACGATGATGTTAGTGCGTTTTTGAAACCCCTGATAGATAAAGTTAATACTAATGATTGGCAAAATCATGTTTTAATTACCCTAATTAGTGATGCAGGAACAAGAACATTTGCTGTGGAAGCAGGAGGGAGCCAAGAAAGCCTCCGAGCGTTCGCATCAGAATTTACAGGATAAACTTAAAGCACAAGGATTAAAGCTACCTCTCTATCCGACTCCTCAGATCATTGAGAGAGCACGATCTGTAATGGGCAGTATTGATTTTGATCCTACGTCTGACCCTGTACAGCAAGTGCTTGTTGACGCTGTTTCAGTACCTACTCTTGAGGTTAATCCTCTGCAAGAGCACTGGCATGGCAATGTTTTTGTAGCGCCAAAAGGTGCAGTTAAAAATAGTCGCTTATGGTTCAATAAAACTCTTAGCGAATATCGTAATAACTATATCGATAGTTTTGTTTTCTTTACAAGCGCTTCTGAGCTACTTAGAGCAGCGCCAGCTATTTATGATTATCCTTTTTGCATTCCGTTCAAGCGGGTCCGTCAATTACGAGCGACTGCAGCTGGCTTTGAACATGTTTCACCTTCTACTTGGAATGTAATTGTTTATGGCCCCCCACTAGACTTAACAATTTCAGACATTGACAAATACTCATTATTTTACGATACATTCCGTGATATAGGACGAGTATGTTTCAACGAATACGCTGGAGACAATTGGTCAAAAGACCTCGAATTTTATGAAGAAAAGCGAGGCAATGTTTAATGCAGAAAAATATCGCTAATGATTATTTGTATTGCCTCCCGTCAGGGTTACGAGTCCATCCTTGTAGACTAATTGTCAAGGATGGATCTATCATGTGGAAACACGCATTGCTTTATAAGGATAAATATCTCTGCATTCCTGAAAGCGCTGCCCACGAATCTCATATCATTAAAACCGCAATAAGGTTAGAGGAGTTAAACTCTTGGTTATCTTCTGATTTAGAACCATGGGAAGCCCTCGTACCTGATTATTGGTATGTGCCTGATATCCCAGAATTATCAGAAGGGATTTCTGTTTATATGCATCATGTCGTTCATCCAGTTGACTTTGTTTATAAGGAATTGTCTAAACATATCTTAGATCATGAAGTGCTTGAGAATAGAGGCTCTTATTTATATTTCAAACGTTGTTGAAATGTTCGATTAATATACTGTTTGGTATAAACCAATAAGAAACAGATTGCCAATCCTTGCCTAGCAAATAAGCTTTGTAGAATTCTTTGATATTTTTGAAATCATTTTTATATGCTTTTGGATAAATTGTCATACTCATTATGCAAAAGATTATGACATGGAAAAAAGAACCAGCTGGATGATGCCCTAACTGAAATCCCAGCAGTTTAGCTTCATCACTTACATTAAATCCTAGCCTGAAATGCATGTGCAATTGGTCATGTAAATCTGTACTTTCACCGATTCCAGGAATCCAATTCTCTAAGAACTGTATGTATGGATCAACTTCAATAGACTCTGTTAGTGATTGCCGGTTACCACCGGCTTTATTGTTTTGTGCCACAAAACGACTCTTATTCATTTAATATATGTAGTATATAGCAAAAGATCACTACATGATGAACTCTGACTTTCTAGAATTTGATAAGTCTAACAAGGTTGATTTGGACATATTTGATGATCTGGAGTTTACAAAACTCTCCTACGGAGGAACCTCCAACGATGACGAAAATGTAGATAATTCAATTAATCATCCTTCTCACTACACTAGTGGTGGGCAAGAGGCAATTGACACTATTGAAGATGCTGTAATAGATGCTCCTAACGCAGTTATTGGAGGCCTTCAATGGAATACTCTTAAGTACTTGTTAAGACTTTGGCTAAAAGAAAATCCCAAGCAAGACGCACTCAAAGCTCGCTGGTACCTTGACCGTTTAATTGATAAACTATGACTGTTGTAAAAGGTGACCCATCATATTTGAAAGATAAAGATCAATATTTCATGAACATCGCAAAGGCAGTTGAAAGTGGATCTAACCATCCTCTAGCTCCAGGTGGATGTGTAATTGTTAGAGATCGCGAAATTATTGGTGATGGGAGAACATGTCTCGCACACTGCAGAGTTGAATTCGATTGTGTCTCTTATGCCATAGCTGTGGCTTCAAAAAGAGGCACACCATTAGCTGGAGCAACTGTGTATACCACCCGGTATCCTTTTAGTGCTTCTGTAGCACAGTTACATTTAATGGGAATTAAAAAAGTTGTATATCTTTCTCGTGGTGAATGGGAGGCTCATTACAAACAAGAATATCATCGGGCAGGACGCTTAGCTAGTGAACTTTTAGTCAATATGATTCCTTATTATGAAGATCCAGATCCAAGATTTGCAAATCAAAAATCAACAGAGCAATATCAACAAAATAAAAAATCCAAGAAGCAGACGTATTCCTCGCCAAATCCGATTGAATCAGACAATTTCAACATTGAAGAATATACAGAAGAAGACTATGAATCAATCTCTACTATTCGACCTTGAATCTACTGGATTACTTAGACAAGGTTCTAATATTCATTGCATTGTCGCAAGGGATTTAAATGATACTGATGAACCACTTATTTATGACTGTCGAAAAACCCAGACAATTGATATGGGTATTGAGCGACTTCGCCGTGCAGACGTACTAATAGGACATAATATTATTGGTTATGATATTCCACTTATAAAAGAACAATATGACTTCGACTTCGAAGGAGAACTTATTGATACTCTTGTGCTGTCTCGTTTGTTTTACCCCCATATTCTTGACCGTGATTATGAAAGGCGTCCTACAGGCATGCCTCAAAAATTGTACGGAAGACATTCACTCGAAGCTTGGGGTTATAGATTAAAGTGTTTTAAAGGTGATTTTGCTAAACACGAAGCAGCTTGGGATGTATATACACCTGAGATGTTGGATTACTGCATTCAAGATACTTCAGTTACTTTAAAACTCTACGAATTAATGATGAGGAGGATGGAAGACTATGCTTGATTGTGCAGAACTTGAAATGCGTATGGCTAATATCATGGCCATGCAAGAAGCTTCTGGGTTTCGTTTTGATTTAGATAATGCAGATAAAGTCCGAGATCAACTCAAGGCTGAATCTGACGGCATTGAACAAAAAATAGCTAAACGTTATCGTTATGTTCCAGGTAAAGTATTTACACCAAAACGTAGGGACAAGAAAAACGGCTACCACTCAGGTGCACCCATGACTCGTTTAGAGTCTTTCAACCCAACAAGCCGCCAGCATATCGCCTGGGCACTTGAGACACACCGTGGAGCACGGTTCATTAAGCGCACGGATACAGGGAAACCTAAAGTTGACGAAGCGACTCTTTCTGAAATACGTGACATCGCGCTTCAACAAAAAAATCCGGCGCTACATCAAGAGTGTGAGTGGTTTATTCGCCTACTGACATTACAGAAATGGCTTGGCCAGCTTTCAGAAGGATCTAACTCATGGTTTAACACCATTGAACCGGATGGTTGCATACATCACAGCTGTACGCTTGCTACACAAACTGGGCGAAACGCTCACCGGGGTCCCAACCTCGGGCAGGTTGTGAGTGCACCTTGGGCACGTGAGCTTTTTGTTCCACACCATGGTATGACCATGGTAGGCAGTGACTTAGAAGGCCTGGAACTTAGATGCTTAGGGCACTACCTCCATAGGTTCGACCAGGGCTCCTTTGCTCGTGTTGTCCTCGAAGGGGATATCCACCAGCAAAACGCTGACCGTGTGGGCTGCAGCCGGTCTGAGGTGAAGACCCTGATTTACGCCTTTATCTATGGCGCTGGTGACCTCAAGTTAGGCCATAGTCTGCATCCGGAGCTTTCTGATGCACAGAAAAAATCCTTAGGAGCTGAACTCAGACGTAAGTTCCTCGACGCCGTTCCTGGCCTAGAGCCTCTTGTGGAGGCTGTTAAGCAAAAGGTTAGGAGCTCTGGCCGCCTCAAGGGGCTTGACGGTCGTCCAATCTTTTGTCGCGCAGAACATAGCTCGCTTAATTTTTTGCTTCAGTCAGCTGGCGCAATTTTGAGCAAAAGGTGGGTTGTATGTACTCAAGATATGATCGATGCTGCAGGACTTACGTACAACGTTGACTATACTCGTTGCGCTTATGTTCATGATGAACAGCAGTTTTCTGTTGTTCCATCAGAAGCACTTCAAATGGTAGGCATCTGTATAGCTGCAGCTCCTAAAGCCGGAGAGTATTACAACTTTAAGGTCCCCATTGCCGCCGCTGCTACAACTGGTGAAAACTGGGCCAAAACTCATTGATATAATAAACATGAAGCCTGATGCATTAGTTTTAGAAGCCAACAAACTGGTCATAGCACTTGATAATCTTTTGTGGGATCTATCAATGAGTGGTAACGCTGACTTATTTGAGCGTGTGAACTCTATTCATTGGAAAGCATTGGAGAGATACGAACGTAGGTACAAAAAATGGAAATCACTCCCAGAGAATCGTATGTTATAGATCCTGGAAAGGCTAGAGCCGATTTACAGAGACTTATTGCACCCCAATCTCCTTTACAAGAAAGTATGGGAAATCTAAGTCTTCAAGCGTTTGATTTATATCAAAAAATCAATGAAGAAAGAATTCGAAGAGGAGAACTTCCCCGCTCTATTGGGGTTCAGCTATCTCCTGATGTTTTTTATAAACGTCAATGGAAAGCAAACTTGGGTGATGGCCCTTCACGCGGCAACGAAGTTGAATTTATGAGCCTTAAAAATGTACCTATGAATGATTGGGATACACCTGATCCAAGGTTTCATCCTGATTCATCGGTTACTGTTCGGCACTTAGGTGACGTAGAAGAGAATATAAGAGACTATCAAAAGCTGTTTCCAGAATCCTTGATGCGGCTTTATCAAACCCCTGGTGGGTACAGAGCCTTTGAACTAGGAATGCAATCTGATCCTCTCTCATATGCAGCTGATGCTAAGCGTATGAATGTTGATCCTAATTACTGGAAAATTAATCGACTTGAAATGCAAGCAGATAATCTTGCAAATGACCCTGTAGCTTTTAGATCTCGAATTTCACATAAACCCGGAAGAATTGACTGGGTTGCTCAACCAATAGCTACATTTGGAAGTGGAATGCCAATTGCTAATTCAGAGAAGCTTGTCAAAATTATGCACAACCTTCCTATTCAACGTGCTTATTTAAGTAAAGGTGGAACTAGCCAAGCAATGGATTTACTAAAAGCGAACTTGCCGACAGCTTCTCAAGCACTGCAATCTGAACTCAAACGAAGATTAAGATTATGACCAAAGAAGAAGTACAGGAGATGATTGATGATGCAATACGCAAACATAATCGTAACGCTGGAATTATTAGTATGTGTGTTGGCTGGGTTGTTCTTGCACTTTTTGCTGAGGGCCTTCTTCGACTTATTGGAGTAATTCCACCACTTTTCCCTTGGCTTGATATTAGCTTAAAATTACAATAGTCACTCGCTATATATTTATGGAAGACGAACCATTGATGCTGGCGTTACAAATTAATGAAGCTGCGGCACGGCTTCTGCTTAAATCTGTTGATTTTCATCTTGACAAGTGGCCTGGTGGAGAGCCAGCAGAGCAAGAAGGATTACATGCTTTACAGACAAGACTAAGAGGTGCAGTTCTTGAATATCAAATGCGAAAATAAATAGTTAAAGTAAGTAAAAGATAGATATAAATTAATGAAAAAAATACTTGCAGCTTTGCTGTGCTTTTGTGCGCCTGTTTATGCACAAGATCCTAAAGTTGAATTTTTTACTCCTGAAGCAACCGGATGCATGATCTTGCGAGAATGCACAGAAGACGTTGTTCAGATTACAAAAGGAGATCAGCTGCATGAAATAGTCACAGGGTCAGAAGCTGAGACTATTAAGGAAGAGTTTGTCCAGCTAACAAATGCAATTATTGATCTAGGAATTAACATTTATGTTGCACCAGCAAGATATTTTCAACCACAAGATCAAGGTATATACCATACTAAATACAACGCTATATTTTTAAATTTAAAATATATGCGTGATTCAAAGCATCTTATTGGAACGTTAAGGCACGAAGGCTGGCATTTAGCTCAAGACTGTATGGCAGGCACATTAGATAATTCATTTGTTGCTGTCATTATGGATGATAATGAAATCCCTGAAATACATAAATACCTAACAAAAATTGTGTATGCAGCTAACCCTAAAGCAATACCTTGGGAGCAAGAAGCTAAATGGGCTGAAGCTACTAAAGGCATGACTGTAGACGCATTAAAAGCATGTAAAACAGGTGCTATGTGGGAAATCTATAAACCTACACCACTGACAAAAAAGTACTTATTAGATTACGGCTTTATGCAGGATTAGCATTAGATAAAATAAAATATATCGGTAATGAAATAAATTTAACAATGGAACGGGAATATCAGAAACTTTATGGTCTGTTGTTTGGACCTGTTGTTGAAGGAACGAGATGGGCAGGTACTAAACTACAAAAATTGCTCATGAATTCAGCATCTTCTCCCGCGAAACCGAAACCGACTGTTTCTACAGCTCCTACCAAGCCTTCGATTGACCATCTTGAAGGTTTAACTCCTGAAGACCAGAAGTGGATTGCATA